AGTTAACTCTTGCAAATGCCCATTGTTGTGCAGTAGTGCCAGGTCTGTGTCCAGTTTTGTATGCAGCCATTCCTCTGTCATACACTTTCTTCAGAATACCATAAGGCATACCAGACTTCTTTGCTTTGGTAACAAGACCCTCAATCTTTTCGTCTAGTTGATAAAATTCCATTTGTAACTCCTCCACTTGTGCATCAAGATAATCAGACATATCATCAAGTCTAGATACAGCAGTCGAAACTTTGTTTGTCCACCATGTAGGTAAATCAGATTCATCACCAAGTTTTCCAAGTTCACTTTGCATCTTCTGTAATGCTGACATTGCAATCTTTACTTTGTTTTTCATTGATGCAACATCAGTATGTCCATCTTCACTTAATAATGTATTCACTTTATCAAGCACAGATTCATTCTTATCTAGATATGCAGCTATTGCCATATCTTTTCTTTTCTTTTTTGATTTACCTTTAAACTGTGGTGCATCAGACTTTGCGAAATCATCAATGTAATCTCCCATGTCTGCATCTTTAGGTAATTCCTCTCCATACATTTGTTTAAACTTCTTAGTATGTTTAGATGGTTTTGTTGTAGCAGATGCATCGCCAGGAGCAGGGCCTGATTTCTTTTTATCAAAGTGTCTTGCACGAGCTTGTTTGGTAGACTTCGACATAGTATCGCCTTCAGTATCTTTTGCATAATACTTTGCTGGTTGTGTGCCATCTCTACTTTTAATATCTTTGTCTTGTTTGACTTCTCTAAGTCTTGGTTCTTTACGATTGACAGATGGGTCTTCATTTCTAAGGTTACTTGGGTCATTGTTCATAGGATTATTATCCTTATGTCCTACATCCATACCCTTAACTACTTTATCACCCATAACTCTACGAGCTTTGTTTCTAGAAGAACGTCTTGCAATTTGTTCTGGTGTACCTTGATAGTTTGCATACTCTTGTGCATAGTTTCTTTCTACAATATCATACAACCAAGTTTTATGTACTTTGTTATTCTCATCTACAAATGATAGATAGTTTGTACCCTTGTTGATTACTTTACCACTTACACCTTTTGCTTCGACTATATCTCCAATGTTCCAGAGTTTTCCAGTAAGATATAAATCTCTAAGAGATTCAAAGTCTGTCATCTCTCCCATATCTTTTTCTTCACGAATACCCATATTTTTACGAACATCATTGTATAGTTTAAGTGCATCTTTGAAACCAGATGGAACACCAGTTTTAAATGAATCAAAATCTCCATCTGATGCTGCAGCTCTCATCTTTGATGCAGACATACCAGAAACACCCTCTGCATCTGGGTCTCTTTCTCCAGCAGATACAACTTCTATATTATCAAATCCATAGTATCCATGTCTACCATTGACACCATTATACTTGTTGAGTAAACCATCAAACTCTGCAACTCTATCAGAACCAACAACCATAACAATAGACCTATGACCTTTGTTATGTAATTCTACTGCAATATCAAACACCATTCTGATTTTCTTATTCGCCATAATGTTTTTCGCATATTTAGGAAACATCTTTCTCATGTATGCAACTTTTAGGGCAAATGGTAATGGGTCTTTCTTTGGATTCTGTGATTGTGATGGAAACACATACATCTTAGAACCACTATTTTTAGATTGTTCTCTTGCAAGTGCATCTATAAGTTTTTCATGTCCAGTTGTTGGTGGATTGAATCTACCGAAAGTAAAGATTGCAGTATCACCAGCCTTTTCATTTATTTGATAAAATTTAAGCATCTGATTTATCCCTCGCTGATCTTACCTTTTCAATCTCTTTCTTTTTTACAACCTTAACAGATTTCATTGCAATCTTGTTAATCATACCAGCATATTTTTGAGCAACTATTTGGTCAACCTTAACTCTTTGTGCAACTGCCATTTCTTTATAGTTTGGATAAAACTTATCTAAGACTTTTTGTTTTGCTAACTTTGCAGCTTTTACTTTAATTTTTTCTGGGGATGCAACTTTTAGTTTTGACTTCTCTACTTTCTTTTTGAAAGCAGAAGATTGGGTAATCTTCTTCATACGAAGAGCCATCTTTTTTCTTTGAGCCTTACTGATTACTTTTAACTCATCTATTTGTGAGTATAGTTCTGAAAATTTTATCATTTATCCCATGCCTTGATTGCAGTAAAGTTGTTAAACGAGAACTCCATTCTGTCCACTAGTTTAACAGCACCACCACTTACTCTATCAATTGCAACATAACCCTCTGGGTTAGTTACTTTAAATCCATTTGAGGTCTTGATGAACGTATCCGTCAAACCCTTAACACTATTTAGTTTTTTTACAATTTCCATTTTTGCATCAACTAATAGGTTTTGGAAAGTAATAATATTAGCTAAGTTGTTAGTGTGTTTCTTAACTTCTCTTACATATTCTTTCTGTATGTTCTTGTATTTATCTTTTCCTTTGGCACTTTTTGCTTTATCTATTTGTTTTTGAATAGATTGTTCAACCCAAGTTTCATATCCTTTTGCATGAGCTTTAGGATTACTAATCTTTTGACCTTGACGAACTTTACTATTATTATATGTTGATAGTTTAGCACCAACAATCGCACCTTGCATACTTTCTTGTAGTTTCATAAACTTAGTTAACATAGGTGCGCTTATTTTTTGGAAAGTCTTACCAGTTTGTGAAAGTAGTCCAGTAACGACAGCAGTTTCTTTTGCATTAAATGTTGCAGTACCAGATGCATCTTTATATGTTGCATCATCCATCCATATACTTGGAGTTTTCTTTAGACCAGATATATCAACACCAAAAGATGCAGTCATGTCTTCTAGTTTACTTCCAGAATATGTTGTGTGCCATACAATACCAACTTTCGCTTTTCCTATAACCCTACCAAGATCACTATCAACAGGCACAGCATAGACAATTGTATTAGGCTGAAAAGTGTAGTACTTAGTACCTTCGATTGTGGTTGACTCCACATCATTTGTGAACATAAGGTCGCCTTGTATAACGGACTTGATTCCGAGTTTCGAGAACTCTGCGAGTGCGACTTTGAATTTTTCGACAAGTGCTCCTTTGAGGTCATCATCTATCTCCTTTGCTGTCTTATACAGTTTTGGGTTGATGTTGAATACCGACTTCTTTGCAACAAAGAACTTTCCATCAGAGGGGTCGATACCAGCAAAGATTGCTGGAGCACCATCCCATTTGACTGTCATATTAATACTGGAACGAGCATTTCCTGCCAACATATCTCTTAGAGATTGTAGGAAGTTAATTGCAGCTCTACCACCTGGCACACCATTGTTGATGATTTCATCTTCAATGTGTTCTAGATGTAAATTCTTTCCAGCCTTATCTTCATTTAATTGTTTGAAACTAATCATTAGTATGCCTTTAAGTGAACACAAGATTTACCTTGAACTGACGATTTTGCATAAGCAAATGCAAGTGATAAAAACTTTTGTTCTCTACCTTTTAAGTTATTTAACATAAGAGTACCAAGATATTTAGACTCAATATATCCAGTATCTTTCTTACTATAATTTTTAATAAATTCTTCTTTCTTAATTTTACCACCAGAACGAACATATTCATTATAAAATAAATCAAAAAACTTATTTCTTTCTTTACGAATCATTGCAGTAATTTCTTTTCTTGCTGGTATTGGTTCAGCACCAACTTGTTTCATAACAATACCAATTGGGCCAGTAGGGCCGCCATCTCCACTTATTTTTCCATGTTTTGCTGTTTTACCAATTATCTCACCTTGAAAAGCAGGAAATGTTCTAAACTGGATTTCAAGTCCACCAGCACCAAAAATGTAAACATCTTTAGATTTAAAGTAATCTCTTTTTGCATAAACAGCTTTTGTAAATTTTGGTGTCGGTAAAGGTTTTCTATAATTAATTGAAGTGAGTTTAACATTACTTGTCTTTTTAAGAGATACACCAATAATATCTCTAGCCTGAAATGCTTTTAACATTATTTCGTTTAGGTAAGGCAAACCCTCTACACTACTAAAATCATATTTACTTAAAGATGTTTCATCTACCATCCATATATCAGCAGGATTCCATTTATTAATATCTGGAAAAAATGGATCATTTGATTTCTTAAAAGCAGCCTCAATGACTCCTTTTACAAATTTATCTGAACCTCTATGAAATGTATACTTTCTTTTACTTAATGCTCTGTATAATGTTTGTGCAATTAATTTTGATGATAATTTCCACTCATCAGTTAAATCTAGAATTTTATCTAAAGTTTCATCAACAAATACTTGAGAGTATGCTGAAGACAATTCAGCATCATTAAAATTTGTTTTAGGATTATTCCAAATCGCTTGAAGATATACACATTGTCCAGATTCAGCAGTTTTTGTACCAGATGCACCAGCACCAGAACCAGTAGTTCCACCACCAAACTCATTAGATTTTAATAGTTTACCCCAAGCTAAAGGTTTACCATCATGTGTAGTAAGACCAATAGATTTCATTTTTGCAGTATCAGCATCTTTAACTGCTTTTTCTAATTCTGGATTATATTTAAGTGTTACAGTACCACCAGCATCTAATTCAAATGGGTCACTTGCTTTAAGTTTTTGTATGAATAAGTCAATACGTTTGTCATATTTAATTACTTCAGCTGGAGTCAGTTTTCCCTCTTGTAAAAAAGATTGAACCCTATTTATTGGTGTAATTTTATTTTCTTGAATAGGATTTAGTTGACGAACATACTTTCTTAACATTCAAGTTCTCCATTTGCATATAGTTTATACTATTTATATAACATAGAACTTGTAGTATGTCAACTATTTTTTCTCTGGTAATG